GGTTATTTAATCGGTCAACAGCCTGTTTTAGTTCTTTCATGCTATCTTCTAATTGAGAGAAGACATGATAGAATTTCATTAATGCGAAGATAATTCCGCCTAAAAATGTAATCAGCGCTAACCATTGTTCTAGTGTTAAGTTCATCCTGCACCTACTTTCTACTTACAATAAAACCGTCTAGCTTTCGCTAAACGGTTTCCCTGTCATTTTAGTAAATTCCTCTTCTGTAATACAACTAGGTACAAATTCTGATACTTGTTCAGGCGTGAAAAAGCCCCAGTCGTACATCAGTTTAATGTCATCATATGAATACATTATTTTGCACCTCCGATTTGCTCTTTAATCGCATCAATTTCTTTAGTATTTTGAAGCGACGTAAGCATAGTCTTAGAATTGATTTGTGCAAGCGATTCTGCTTTAGCAGTTAGTTTTTCATTTGCTTGTTTTAACTCGCTATTTGAAACTTCTAAGCTATTCGCAAGATTTTCTAATAAGTTTAATTTTTTAGAATAATCTTGCGTGACTGCTTCTTCCCATTTTTGTTCTGAAAAATTAAAGAATTGTGACTGTTCATTGCCCAAACCTCCAAGCGGTTCAATCTCTACAAAAGGTAAAGACGTTGGAAAATTATCCTCCACTTCGTGTTTTTCAAACCCCATTGGATATAATACTTTGTATATTACTTTCATTTGCAATTTCCTCCTTATACTATACTGGCCACGCATCTGGTGTTATCCACATTCCTGACACGTAAGAACTTCCGTTACCAGACTTTACTTGCACAACACTTGATTGATCAATATAAGCACGGGCATCGGCTGGTTGATTTGCGTTCCTAACAAGCGAAAGTGCTGTCTGTGCAGGATACCCTTGATCACGTTTATAACCTTTCGGAATAGTAATGATCCAACGTGTTTCAGTTCCTGTAGGCCAATTATCACATTTAAAGTTAAAGGTTAAAAAAACTATATTTCCAATTCGAGTCAATTTTCCGTTTACATCTGTGATATTTGTTGTATCATTTCTATCAGCCATTGTTATTGCACGCTCAATCATGCCAGCTTGGACAGTTAACCCTTTAAACTGTAAACCATCTTGAAAATTCTTTGTTCCTAAAATTGTTTCATTTCCAGTCGCTTTAACAAGTTTTCCGTCAATTCCATCCAACCCATCAACGTGTGTTTTCATATATTTCGCATTACCATTTTCTTTTAACTGAACGATATCCGCCATTATGCGTCACCTACCTTTTCAAATGTAAAAACTGGTAATGCATCCAGTTTTTCCTTATCCATTTTAGACATTAAACCATCTTTTTCAGCAGTAGCATTGCCAGGAAGTGTTGGAATGATGGTTGTGTCAGGCAACGCTTTTACATCTGAAGCAGTTAAAGCAACTTCACCTGTATGACCATTTACAGACGAAACAGTCCCTGCTCCAGTACCACTAATCTTTCCATCAACAAATTCATTCAATCCAACAACGCCAGCTGTACTAGTCTGTACATCAATAGCTACGCCATCTTTTTTCATTACGTATAAATCAGGCATTTAATTCTTCATCTCCTTTTACTTTTTCAAACTCAACACCAGAACCACCTAGTTCTCCAGCTTCATAATCGGCTAGGATTTTTAGTATTTTGTCATACTCTTGTTGTGAAATCATCACACCATCGCTAGGCAAATCTAAGTCTGCGCGTGTGATAATTACCGCCCCAGTCTTTCCATTAACAGACAATACTTTTGATTGACCTGCAATAATTTTTTCTAATCCTCGAACAGCGGATGCATGTGTAATAGGATGAAACTGACGTTGCACGCCATTTTCATCGGTTTCCATCATTCGTTTTACTTTAACCACTTATTTCACCCACTTTTTCAAACATATAAGTATTCTGTTTCGTATCATCAATTGTTGCGATGACCAACGCCCCATCAGTCACAGGATAATCAACTGTTCCAACAATTTCTGTTTCATGATTCAGCGAAAAAGCATCATCTTGTAAAATAACCAAGTCACTTATTTCGCCATATTCTAACGTAGACAAACGTTTTTCTAATTTCTGATACAAATAATCCATATCAGCCAATAAACGCTCTGAAATTGAATTGTGGCGCACTCCTTGTATGTCTACACGTGCATCCATTAATTCAGCTAGCATTGTTCCTCCTGGATCAACAGTTTTTAAAATATCTTTGATTGATTCGAACCATGAAGTGAAATCTGTTTTTTGCGCATCTCGCCACGCTTCGAACTCATCTTTTCTGGCATTCATCCAATCAGTAAAATCGCCCTTATTTTCGTTGATAAAGGCGGTCATGTCTGCGATTAAATCTTCGACGGATTGCCAATAAGAACCCATCTCCCCTTCTGTTTTCGAAGCGGCATTCACCACAAAATAAGAGAAATTCTGCGTTGAGCCAATTAAATTATCGCCTTTGTAAATACTAAAATAAGCTTCTTGTCTGTGTAACGACTGCATAGAATATTCATCAAAGGTATACTGAATAATCCCTTTTTTAGCATCTATAATTTTTGCTAAACGTTGAATCGGGAATTTATTATTAATAACTGACTCTAAAAAAACTTTGCAGAGACTTAAGTCTAACGGCAAAGCATTTTCTACAATATTTACTTCTAAGACTTCTGTGTTCTTATTCCCTTGACGTACATTAATAATACCGACATAGTTGTATGGTTCGGTTGTACTTAGCGTTGCTTGCCATTTAGCCATTTGTGCACTCCTTTCTAAAAATTAATTACATCACGTGGATTGATTCGTTGCCACTGTGCGCCTTTCCACACTTCAAAATGAAGGTGAACGCCAGAAGCTAATCCAGTTGCTCCCATGATTCCGACACGTGAATTAGTTGTTACTTTGTCGCCTACTGACAAATCAACAGAATCTAAGTGACCGTAATAGGTCCAGTAGCCATCATCGTGCTTAATCACTACATAATTTCCACCTGTTCCGTCATAAGTAACAGTTTCTACTGTACCTGAGCGAGCAACATAAACAGGTGGCATACTTCCAGCAGGCATCGATGCAATATCAATACCACCATGAATCACATTTGTTCCCCAGCCAATCTCATCCCATTCTTGAGTGATAGTGTAGCTAGAACGTACAGGATTGACCCACTTGTTAGTCCCTGGTTTTAAATTGTGGAGCAAATCATACCAATATTGGGCCATCGGAATTCGTTCTGGATGTGTGACCGCTGGGCGTTCAAAGTTCGCTTCAAATGCCATCGTTGCCGTGCCAATATCTGTTAGTGCTTTGAACTCTGCAACGGAATATGGATAAGCCGCGGAAGGAATATATTGACCATTATGCATATGCCAATCTAATAATTTCAGCTGCGTGGTAATATTTCGATAGTCGCCACTGATACCAGCTTGAGCCAATAATCGTTGCACATAAGCACGGCCACTTTCACCAGCGATTGGCGACGTCCATTGAACTAGACCATAACCAGGACCTCCGCCACCTTCATCGATATCGGGCATGATTCCAGATTCTTGATCCATGTTCCCTAAAATCCCAGCGGTTGCTTGTTCGCTGTATCCTTTTGATTTCAAGAACTGCCAAACCGCCCAAGCATTTTTCTCTTTTTCGGTTGTTAGCTCTGGTGGTACATCACCATCATTGCCGCCTGATCCATCACCAGGTATTACTTCTTTACCTCCGACAATCAATCTATCAACATAAATAGTTGATTTGTTACCGCCTTTTCCGATGAAATAAGAGTTATTAGCAAGATTCCACTGGGTAGCTCCCCTAATGATCAAACCTGTACTTTCTTCGTTAGAAAGACCGATGATGTTAGTGGGACTGTTACCCACAAGTAACAACGATTTACCATCTGTTACTACGGGATTACCATTCGCGTCGTTTAATAATGGAAATGGGTTTCCTTTAGTCCCCATGTTGCCTACATGGCTCGAACCATCCCAAAACCCCATGCCTTTTCGGGTTAGTTCCATTATTTTAGTTTTCCCATTCCAAGCTTGCAGAGCGCCGTTAACTAAACGCAAAATATCTCCATATGCATTGAATGATGTCTCAAAAATATCAGATCTAATTTTACCAGCTCTGATAAAGTCAGCATTTAAAATTCCATCAATGGTCCAAGCGTTTCTAAATGGCCCTTTCCATCCTGTAGTTGAAAAGCCGATACCCTGATTATTAATAGCAATAACATTTTTTGCAGTGTCTGTGGAATCTGTATCCATGAAATAAAGCGTATGCGGCCTGTTTTTAGGATATTGAAGAATACTACCACCTTTCACTCCATTGATTAAATCGGTGATGTAATCAATAAAGTTACTCATGTAATCTTTTTTAGTTAAGGTTTTAATCGCTTCTTGAAAATCCTGATTTTGCTGTTTATAGAAAGCGATTTGAGTATCCCCTGCTGTTATTTTTTTAGTTTTTTCAGTTAAGGAATCGTACACAATACCTGTAACCTTCGTATCAATGTCAATATCATAAAGCTTATGGTAAACATTAAACGTATCAAATAAATTGTAATTACGCATCTTAGCAAATTCTTTCGCTTCTTCTGAATCTGTTAATTTTTCAATTTCTAACTCGATAGAAACTTTCGGTTTGTCGCAACCTGGATTAATAGCAGTGAAGTATTTACTCGCTACTTTATTTAAGCTGGATAAATCTTTAACCCCTTGATCTTCCGTAAATTGAACATACTGTGCATAAACATCTGGGTAATTCTTAATGTACTCACTTTTCACCGCATTCCCATAAATCCGCTGAGAAGTACCATCCACCCCACTCTGCAATTCTGCAAAAGGTAAAACTTTAGTGATAATGGATTGCCAATCGAATTTAATTGTCAACCCACTTAGGTCTTTCCCATAACGGACCGTACCGACTTTGTCACGACCTCTTCGTTTTAATAACGACAGCTTGAACGGCTCTCGCTTAATCTCTCCGCCCCAATACTGAAGTAGAGAACCTTGTTCGCCAGCAATACAATTAAGCACGTTTCTAGCCTCGAATATCGTACTAGAAGCTGTGTTAATGTCTGAAAATAGTTTGATATCGCAGGGTTCATCCATGTTGCTTTCAATTAATCTCATGGCTTCTAAACCATTTTTGTTGTCGACAGTTACTAATCTTACTTGACGATTTCCTAATTTGTACGTTCGAGATTGAGCATAAACCACAATACTATTTGTAAATGTGTCTTTATATGTTTGTTTAATTTCGAAAATATGGTAGTCTTCGAGATCGTTTGGTTTTGCTTTAATTTGATAACCGTTAACAAAATAATCACTAAACTTGCTAATAGCTGGGTAATCTAGTTCTAACTCGTATTTCCCGTTTGCTTCTTCTGTAACTTCACAACGAGTTGCATCAACTAATCGGCCCAATCCATTTGTGGAAAAGTCTTTTTCCCCTGGTTTAAAAATAACTGGAATCACACTTTTCTCCTCCAATTCGTTCGAATCTTAAATTCCGTTACATTACCTGTCCATCTAAAATTGTTTTCTCCACTTATCAAAATTGGATAATCTTTAAAAACTGTTTTATGGTTTAACAATTCAAAAGCACCGCCAGATTTTCTATATGATTCTTGTTTTTCTGAATCAATGATGATATCACCATTGATTCCTTTTAAATCAAATCTTTGGTCATTTACATAAAAAGAGATATCGCCTTGCCCTAAAACTTGAATGATAGGTTCAGAATGATATCTCTCTACATTTATTATTTTTTTAGGATTGCTTATCCATTGTTTTCCAGAACGATTTTTTTTAAACGGGCGAATGCTAACCGTAAATTCAAACGGAATTAAAATGCCATTTTTTCTGGTTCCTGTAAATTTTGGTGGACTAGTAACAATCGCTTGATAGATGTAATGTTCATCAAAATAGACAATAAAGTCTGAATAGCTGCCCATGTCAAGCCAGAACGAGATTTCATCTTCTAAAAAAGCAACTTCTTTTAAATCACGAGCTTTCGCATAACACGAAATCGTTCGTTCTACGTTTTTATAATAGGCAAAATCAACCGCAATAGAATCGTTGCCCATACGCTCACGCAATTCAACAACGCGAGCAGCAGTGAGGCGTTCTGGACGTTCTCTCATGAACACATTAAATTCTGAACTATGTTTTCCGTTAATATAAAATTGTCCCCTTTTAAATTCCATTGAAAGCCCCTCCTGTCGCATCATTTTCACGTGTTTTAACTACTTGAATGTATTTCACTAATTTTTGAGCCATACCCATTAATTGCTTATCATCTAATTCGCCCATAGCCTGCAAATTAATGTTAAAGGTATCGCCGCCAACTTTAGTTGTAGCGTTGCTGTTGTTCTTATCTGACTCAGATGTTTGAGATTCCTGTTGATTAACATATCTACCTGTGACAGAAAAATTCGGTAATTCTGTTGGTAAATCAGCCATATTTTTAACCGATTTATCCAAAGTTCCTTTTTCTTGGTCAATACCATCCACGACACCCAACACAATGTTTTTACCAATCATGTCACGCATCCAACGTGAAGGAGAATGAATTTTCAAAGCTCCTTTAATCCCATCTTTAATATTCCCAGCAACTTCTTTAATTTTTTTACCAACAGCACCAATCATGGACCCGATACCATCGACCAAACCTTGAATAATGTTTTTACCAATTTCAAATAAATCAACATGTTTTAAATCTTCAAAAGTTTGTTTTACATTCGACACTGTATCACTGACACTTCTTGTGAGATTATTCCATGCGTTTTTAGCCCCTTGTACCATGTTGTTGAAGGTCTCTATTGTGCCATTTCTAATTCTATACCAGGTTTGAACAACACCATCTTTTATTCCAACCGCCGTATCAACAATCCACTGTTTGAAATTGGACCATGTATCTTTTGACCATTGAACAGTTGCATTAAATGTATCAATGGTTCCTTGTTTTAGGTTGTTCCAGCCATCGATCACACCATTTTTAATGTTTTCTACTGTTTCGAAGAACCAAGTTTTCAAACTTTCCCATATTCTAATTGCTTCAAATTTAATATTTATCCACGTTTCGATGATAGAATATTTAATTTCAATCCAAACGTTGATTGCTCCATATTTGATGTCAATCCAAAGTAAAGTGAAAAATAGCTTCACATCAATCCAAATCTTTTTAATTGTCAACATCAATCCATTAAAAATAGAAGTGACTGAATAGGAAATAGCTGTAACCGTATTATAAAAGATATTTTTAATACCAAACCATATTGTTTGAGTTGCTTCAGCAATATTATCCCAAACGGCAATCATGTTCTCTTTTGCCTCTTCCCATCCACCTGTAATCATTGATGTAATGAAAAGTATCGGAGCTAACAGAACATTCTTTAGAATGGTAACGACATTTTCAGCGATCATTTTGACATTTTCAATGTTCGCTTTCATAGCGTTAACAACCATCTTGAACGCATTTTTGATTCCCGTTATATATGGCCCCATGTATTTCCAAACAAAATCAAATGCTTTTGTGAAAACATCTGATATTGATTTTCCAACACCCTTAAACCAATCTTTTGCATTATCAAAGCCGTTTTTAAAACTCTCTCCAACACTTTTTGCACTATCGGTAGCCCCCTGCTTGATGTTTTCCCATGTGTTTTTTGAGCCTTCTTTTGTTGAATCCCAAAGTCCACTAAAGAATTCTTTAGTACCATTCCATTTATTTTTAACCCAATCGGCTGCGTTTCCAGGTGCTTCTTTCATCCATGTACCTGCATTTGAAAAAGCTTCTTTTGTGCCATCCCACATGTTGCTGAAAAATTCCATTGTCGAATCCCAAGCTTTTACTACTACATCAGCAGCGCTTGAAATGACCTCCTGTATATTTTTCCAAATATTTTTAACAGCATCTCTAAAGCCTTCATTAGTTTTCCAAAGATAAATAAATCCTGTGACTAACCCTACAACCGCAGCTAGAATAGCGACAAAAGGATTTGCTAACATTGTTGAATTAAGTATCGCTTGCGCAATTGATAGTCCTTCCGTTGCTTTTTGCCAAGCTGTAAATGCTGCACTTACTTTTTTAGCAAGCATTAACGTCCCAATGCTACCCGCTAAACCCGCAAGTAGCGGTGCATAAGGCTTTAACGTATCATACAATGTTTTAACTGTCTTTATCATTGGCGGTATCATTTCAGCAAACTTAGATAAAGCCGCTTCCATCTTTGCCCCTTTATCAGCGATGATTTCACTAATACTTCCAAAACCTGCACCCTTTAAACCTTCGTCAATTTTAGTTATAACGTTGGCCACGCCACGAACGATCGCAGTTTTCATGTTAGCTAAGCCAGTTTTAATACCCGCGGTAGAATCTTTAGCGATCTGCTCTAATGATTTAAGGCCTCCACCGCCTTCTTTATTCAATTTAATTAGAGAGTCTTGAAATTCTTCAACTGAAATTGAACCATCAGAGAGACCTTCTTTCATCTGACCAGCAGTTAACCCCATTTGTTTCGCTAATGCGTTTAGAGCTGGGCCCAAACCACTGTTAATCATTGAGTTCCAAGTTTGCGCATCTACTTTACCATTTGAAAATGATTGTGATAGCTGGATGATCGCATTGTCTACCATCTCTGCAGACCCACCAAAGCCGAGGATACCATTATTTAAAGCTGCGAAAATCTGTTCTGATTTTCCTAAGTCATTTGTAGACGAAGCAATTAATTGAACACCTTTAATTGCGCTGTCTAATGGTGTGGGTAATCCTTGAATACTCTTCTTTAAGCTATCCATTGTCTTTGATGTTTCACTAGCTGAAAAGCCCATATTTTCAAATACACGGTTTGCGTTGTTTAACGTATCTACGCGATTGATAGCTCCATCAATATTACTGGTAATCAGCCCAATTCCTTTTGAGATGATTTTAGTTGCTCCGCTGGCTAAAAAGTTACCAACAAATGACGTCCAAATAGATCCAAGAGAGCGGCCGCCTTTTTGTCCTGTTCTGTCAACCTCTCCATCAAAACCTTGCAACTTTTTTACTGCCGAATTTAGACCTTGGGAGAATCCTGATTCATCTAGTATCATTTTTAAGACTAAGTCTTCATTGTTCAATAAGTACCCCCTCCCTTCTTAGAACATTGTGTGTTCATCAAGGAATTTAAGTTCTTCAAATTCTTTAACAGCATCTCTGAACGCATAAAGCTTCATAAGTTCGTTCAAGTCTGTATTCTCAATTTCGTTTAGTGTCCACCCATTTTCAAGCAACGCAATTTTTAATTCTGCTTCTCGGTACTGTGGACTAAATTTAAAATGAGGATGATAAAGGAGATCTGTTACTTTTTTTTCTGATCAGAATAAACCGCATCATAACCGCTAGAAACAGACCCTAATAGTTGACCCGTAATTTTTAAGATTTCACGTGCATCCATTCCGTCAAGAAATTCTTGGCCCGTAAATTGACCTTCAAAAATAACTTTTGCGATAAAGTCATAACACTTACGCAAGACAGGCCGAATTTCCTCCATGTCGTTTGTTTTGACGATTTCTTCTAGTTCTACTTGTAATTCTGTCGCATCTTCCATAACAGATCCCGGTAACATTTCAGCAGATTTAAATTGTTTAGTGGTGAAATTGCCTTCTTCATCTTTCAAGTAAAGTTTAATTGTTGTTTGTAATTTGCTTGCCATTTTTTAATTCCTCCATATAAATAGGACGACACTTGGCCGTCCTTAAATTTTATTATGCATTAACTGTTACGCTGCATTCTGCTGTATGGTTGCCATCTTCAGTAGTGACAACAACAGTTGTGGTTCCTGCTGCTACTGCTGTAACTTTTCCTTGAATAGGTGTTACTGTTGCAATTGAAGTATCATTTGATTTGAATGAATAGTTTTTGTTTGTTGCGTTTTCAGGTGCGATTGTTGGCGTTAGAGTTGCAGTTTCACCAACCGTTAGAACTAATTCCGTTTTATCTAAAGTTACACCACTGACAGGATTTGTAGACTCTTCACGTGGATTAGTAACCTTAGTAAACCAATTTTTGATCATATCTAAGTCAACACCTTCATCGTCTTCATCGACTGAATACATGTATCCGACACCAGGAACATCAACAAATGAACCTGTCCACTCTGGATGAGTGTAAGATACTGAACTACCTTCTAGAGTTGATGATTCATCAGAAGTCAATGCAAATTTTCCTTTGTAAAAAATTGTGTAGCGATATTTACCATTTGATTTACGACGGCGATAAGCAAATGCTCCATCTGGTGCAATATCATCTGCGGATCGTAAAACACCGCCTTTCAATTTTTCACCACCCGTAATTTCAGCTAAAACTTCATTCTGGTATCCATTTGTTTCCAAAGTAACTTCTGCACCACCAAATGCAACGTACTGATCTTGAACTACACTATCGCCATAGTCAGGCGTTGTTTCTGTTGTAACATCTGGGTTAATACTTACTGCAGTCCCGATTGTTGTTGGCTCTCCGTAGATTGGGAAAGTACCTGTGTCATCTGTTAGTGGGAACCAGGTTGGTTTCTCCACAGAAATGACACTTACATTTTTTTTAACTGCCATCTATTCTTCACTCCATTCGATTAATTGAGGAAAAGCAACATTAAAATTAACATGTTGAATTCCATCTGTTTTAAATGTCTGATAATCTTCTGAAAATAGTTCATTTCCATCTAAATTCAAGACATTAAAAAAAGCCCCACAGTTTTCTGTTAGGCTTGTTACTAATTGTCTATTTTTCTTGCTATCAACTAACGCAATATCAACGTTATATGCTTTGTTCTGAACGTTTTGACCAACGTTATCAGTCATACTTTCCTCTATGCTTAAAACAAAATAAAACGGTTCTGACGATTGCATCACATCATCAAGATAGATAGGGGCATCCGAGAACTGTTTTATTTTGCTAGTAAGCATTTTTAAAATTTTATCGTACATACCCTATCCTTTCTTCGCGATGACAATCGCCATTTGTTTAAATCGTTTTGGAATATAAGTTGCATGAGCTAATTTATAAGACTTTTGCAACATGAATCGCCCTTTTACAAATCCACCATTCTTAGTTCGGTGCCCATCGTTTACATATTTAAAATATTTTTCATTGTTAATTAAGGCGCCAACGATTCTACCACTTGATGTTTTTCTAGCTTTAATGATTCTGTATCCACGTCTTAAATCACCTGTTTTAATCGGCGTAATAGGTACAATTAACTGATAAATCTTCGCTAACGAATCATTGACCATCGCAATACCTTCTTTTTCAGCAATTGGTGTCATTTTCTTCAAGTTTGCAATAACTTTGTCAGCATTCGAAGTCATTCTAAAATCACTTTTACTCATCGATTGCACTTCCTGTCAATGTCACTTCGATGTGACTTGGATAGTTAAAGGGTTTCTTTGCAAATAAAATATGCTTTTGACCTGTACTTTGAATGACCGTGATTCTGTCGGCCTTTTTCACATCTACATCAGGCATTAAAAACAATTTTTGATCTTCGTAAGTGATATTAAAGGTACCTTTGTTTTCAACAACTGGTAAGCTTCCAGCGCTACCCAGTCCACTTTGAGACAGTGCGCATTTTAACTTCCCATCATGAATTGGTGAATAACCTTGTTCCGTAATACCTGTTTCAGGATTTTCGATATCACCCATTCTTTCAATAACACAAGTATCAAGATAGGTCATTGCCAAAATATCCGCTTCATTCAATAGAAAAACACCCCACTATCACAGCCAATTAAACGTTTTATAGTGTCGCTGTAATTACCTAACAACGCTATTATGCTATTCTGCGTGGTTGCATAAGTAATAGATGTATCACCGCGTTTAACACTAGTTACAGCTTGTTCTGTTTCGCTTTTAAGTGATTGATACAAAATCTCTGTGATTAACGAATTGAATAACGCCCAATCAATTTCAATCTTGCACGTGTTATATGAACTGATTTCTAAAAGAACAAGGTCTAAGACAGACGAAATACGTTCTTTTGCAACGTTTGGCAACATCGTTTGAATCAATTCAATTATTTTTCGTTTTTGTTCGTCTGTCATATAATCACCTAAATTTCTGTTAAATCTGCAGCTTCTTCTAAAATTGCAATAGCTTTTTTATCAGAAACACTCACTTCGATTTTTCCGTCAACTGCTGTAATAAATTTACGTGTTTCAGGATGAACAAAACCAACGAAATTTTTATTTTTTAAAACTTTGAATGTTTTTGTTTCAGGTTTCACTTCTTCAGTTACTTCTTTTGTCTCTTCGATTACTTCTTCTTTGACCTCTGACTTTTTAACCATAATTATTCTCCTTTACTTTTTAATTATTCACCTGGTGTTGCAGTTGCAAGGTTTAAGATTGCCCCTGAATTCGAAGCGTTGTATTCAATCGTGTACTCACCAACTAAACCAATACGTTTTGAATCAGTTGTTTTAGCTAATTCCTCTGCGCGCCATTCACGTAACGGACGTAGCTCCACATAGTTTGTATCTAATGCAATCATTGTTCCACTTGGCAGTGACGGCTCAATTAAAGCTGTCCCAGATCCATAATTTGAAACAATTTTCCCTAGTTGCAATCCAAAAGCTACTTGATCTCCAAAGTTAAACACTTTAGTGCCCGCTTTATCAACTTCATCGGTCATTAAATCAACCATATCAGTCGAAACTAGACATAGCTTTTCACCTGCATAACCTTTGTCAAACATAGTTTTAAACATTTTATCTACATCTTTACGTGTTACTGCATCAGCTGCAGACGTTTTAACTAAGTTATCAGAGTTGATTAAGTTAATTACACCAGCCATTTGACGCCCTTTAGCACCATTTTCATTAGCTTTTACACCAATTAATAGCTTTTTGTTCAAATCTAACTTCATTTCTAGCGCACGTTGAGAGACTTGGTTAGCTAATTCACTACCTACGCCATTAACATTAATTGCATCTAATGTTCCTGAAACAGAAGTAGATTTTCGGAAAATTTCGGTGTAGTTACTGAACCATTTACGCCCTGAATCTGCATCTTTGTATTCTCCACCTTCTAATTGCGCAGATGAATCTTCTCCATCAAGTTCTGATTCACGCCATTTGATCTCCGTAGAAGTTGCTGGGCTAGTTTTACCAGCTCCTAATAACCAGCTTAGAAACGGTGTCGACGGACGTTGTAATGCATTTACCTCTTGTGAAATATCTAAGTATTCTAGATTATTTACTGTAGTTTTTTTCATTTATAAATTCCTCCTAATTAAATGCTTGTAATTTTTGACCTAATGCTTCTTTAGGATTTTCAATTGTTTGCGTTGACTGATTACCATTAGTCGCATTAGTTTGTTGCTTATTACCGAATGCTTTTGTCATTTCCATGTTTTTAATTGCTTCAGCATGCTTTTCATTGATGGTGCTTAAAACACCTGTGAATGACTCTACAGCCTTTTGTGTGAACTCTGTATCTGAACTAACTAAAGTGCTTAACATGAATTGAGAAATTGAATCTTTCAATTCTTTATCCAAATCTAACCCCGCGATTTGTTCAGCAACAAAAGCTTTATTTTCGTTCGAACGGCTCTTAGCTTTCTCTGCTTCAAACTCAGCTTTTAATTTCTCAAGTTCTAGCTGTTCTGGTGTTTTGTTCTTTTTAGCTTCTTCATATTGCTTCACAGCTTCCTGTTTTAGCTTATCAAGGTTATTCTGTTTCCAAGCTTCTAATTGTTTGTCTGCAGCACTTTGTGATTGAGATTGAATGAATTTCTGTGCATCTTCATTCGATTCGACAAATGCTTTAAAATCATCAATAGTGAACTCTGGTTCATTTCCCCCACCATCAGCAAACATCTGCAAATTCATTGGTAATAATTTTTTTGTTTTCATTTTGTTTCTCCTTTCGCCCCGCGATTCGTTTGCACGCCCCGCATTGCTTTAGATTTATTTATTGCGCCCCACCATTCAATCAAGCCCAGCATTGCGCTAGTTTAACGTCATTTCGGACAAGATAAAAAGCCTAACTTTTGTTAGGCTTTAATTGCTCTTCTTCTCTTAGTAAATGCTCTTCATAATCTGCATCTAAGTAATCATAGGGATCCATCTAATCACTCCCAATTCTTATGGACCAGTTCAGCGCCTAGCATTTGATAATCAGTGACAGCATCTTTTACATTTTGTAGAGTCCTAGACACAATCGAAATAGTTAATTTACTTTTTTTACCTGGTAACGAATATAAAATATCAACGTGACAATAATTACCACCCCAAACTGTTTCAAGCTCATCTTTGACGATATTACCGTTGCCGTCTCTCAAAGTGTGCTTGGTCAAATATCGTTCGTTTTCTTCTTCAAAAGCTTTTTTATAGGCTTTTTCTGTACCATTGGTAACTTCTAGATTTAATACTGCTTCGAACAAACCTTTCATGATCTCACCTCCAATTTAGGGTATAAAAATAGCACTCAAAGTTATCCTTTAAGTGCTTAGTAAAGTCTGCTATGGTAATCTGACGGGACGTGGACCAATTTATTTTCTTTAATATGCTTATCAATGAGTATCGCTAATTTTTTAGCACCTTGAATAGAAAAATCGAAGTCATCACTCTTTGTTACATCGATATATTCATATATTGGAAACTCATCATGAAAATGTTGTTCATACTTTTTAATCGCAGCATCAATAATAGGCCATGCACCATCTTCGCAACTGAACATTTATTTCACCGCCTTTAAGATGTCATCTAACATATTTTCCCATATTTTCGATGCTGTTGGAAATACTTCGTACATCATTTTTTTAGCTTCTTTGTTAACAACGGTTTCAGTCATATGAGCAAAAAATTCTGTTTCTTGCATTCCATATGCTTTCCAGTATTTAGTTCCGTGCCCAAATCCTAACGGGTGATCTATAAAACCACCTGTGGATTCCATCATATCTGACAATGCAGAGTATGCTTTCGGAGATATTTCAGATAGTTTCTTATATTTTCTAACTATAGCACTTTGATCAAAAACAGAAAGTTTTTTTAGATTTTTGACTTGTTGATAATTATCTCCATTTGCTTCTTTTAAATCATTATTGAAAACGTTTAATAAATCTTTTTTTATTGCATTTTTTAATTTATATTCTGGCATTACAGATATGCGATCAAAATCACTGTCTAACATTTCCACACCGATATTATCTATAGCATGACCCAGTTCATGAAATACTACTTGCATTTGAGTTTTATTTTTAGTGCCGTCAAACGCTTCTTTTGATAATTGTATATCATTACCATTAACAAAGCTTTTTGATTCTGAAATGTCTTTAAAATTGAAGCGATTCCCTAAACAATTTAGCAGTTCTTTAATTTGAGTATTATCTGTAGAATCTAAACTTTCTATAAACTTCAAATAGTTCTCTTCACCAATTGATTTTGCCATATTTGTTTTATCAAAGATACTAGTTTTTATAGACACTTTCGGATGATTCAACTTAACACCCCACTGATCACTTGCGAATTCGTCTAACAGATTACCGAACATTTCTTCATACAAAGCGTCAATATCATCGCTTATTTCTGGAATTCTTGGTATTTCTGTGCATCTGCACAACGTGTGGTAGGGAGGATGTTCATTCTTAATTAATTGGCCATGAAATCCGCCACAAATGGAACAAACTCGTTCATCTTCTGCAGACCAACTTTCTGATTCTTTAACGTTAGCCCCTCTAAATGATTCTCTAATGCCCTCTACAGCAAAATGGGAATATTCCGTTCTAACAAGATTTTCAATCGATCGATTAAACTTTCCCTGCTCTAACTTAAACATGCCGCTAATAACACCATCGTTTTTCATCGTTCTAAGAGCTTCTAAAACACCTTCGCCACTTGCTAAAGAATTAATAATAGAATTACTTAGACGTTGCTCTAAACTTGAAATATTGCCCCACAAGCGAGATGAAAAAGTTTTGCCGCTCCATGGATAATTCAGAATGTTTTCCAGCTCTTTTTTTGATAAACCAGAAGCAGAGCCGCCTAATAATTGCATCAACGCATTAGAATTAGAATTGTAGATTCGTTTTGTAATGTTTTCTAAGTCGTTATTAAATTTACCGTTGACATCACTGGATATCGCTTCACTTGCAAGAGTAGAAAAAATGTCTGCTCGTAATTGCAATAGGCGATTGACCTTGGCATAGTCGTAAGATGGAAAATACTCATCTATGAATTGCTTATAAGCTTCATCTGATTCCATTAACTTTTCATAGTTTTTGTCAATATATTTACGATACTTTTCTTGGTCTCGTTTGCTAAAGTCTTCTAGCATTTCGCTTTGTGTGATGTCGTGTAAATCCGCTTGCGACAATAGCTGTCGTTGTATTTTAACTAAAGCACGTTCAAAAACAGATTCTAGCTCACTAAGAGTTTTCTTCTCTAGTTTCAAACGGGCTTTGTCTTCTAATTCTCGGCGTTTTTCCCAATACTTTAAACTGCTACTCGTCTGTTTCTTTGGCATTGTCCACACCGCCTAAATTATAGTCGCTGCTTGGATAGTTCTGAGATTGCTCTAAATTCATCATGTCCGCCTCGTAATCTGGATCTTTAACGAATGGAATTTGATTAATGATAGTACGTTTTGATACATAAGGTGCTAATTTAGGTAACGCCTCAGCAAGATATCCAATATCGGTTGGTAAACTACGACTAAACGTAAACACAATTTTAGAAACATCTACTTCTAATTTATCGTTAAATTTTATAAAAGCCGCCATCGTCTCTGCAACTTCTTTTAATCCTTCTTTAAAGTACTGTTCTTTCGTGTTTGTTTTGGCTTCTAGTGCTATTATTTGCCACTTGCGAGCTTCACCAGAGCTATTAGATTTAAATACTTCATCGTTGAAGTCGATTGACTTAGTGACTGTGTAGTAAAGCTTTTTCAACTGATTAAGATGATACTCGTTGAAATCTTTGTTAATATCTTTCGTTACGTAGCCAACCTTAGCTTGTGGATCTGGCAAGTTAATAATGCCTAATTGCTCCATCATTCTTCGTGCTTCTTTTTCATCCAATCGCGAGCCACTAATGGCCATGTAAGCAAGTTTAAACTGTTCAACTTCGTTTTGTTGGTCAGACAGGCTTCTGTCAAATGCATCAGAAAGGTCCTCTGCTACTTCAAAATCACAATAACGGTTTGTGTTGTTTTTAAATTCTGATAGGTAGAATGTTTCTAGTGGATTGTCAGTTTCTGATGTCAATTTAAATGTTTCAGCCGCATTCATTAAATTAGTTTCCACGTATCTGTTATACGTTAAGATTTTTTTCTTAGTAACAACTTTCATTTCTTCGAAAAATTTCTTTTGGTGTGTGTCATATTTCTCTCGAATGAAAATATCTGCATTTTCATATTTTTCGGCTCTCCATGGCTCAACATTGCATGCCCACAATTGCCACTCTCCCTCAGTTTCAACGGGTTCTAACAAACGAAAAGCAACACCACAAGCGCCTTGATATCGTGCCGTGTCCGAATCCAACATTGCGAATCGCATTTCTTTAACTAATTCTGCTAGTCTATCGAATTCTTTAGGTGTTTTTATCTTCGCGCTGACGTTACCTAAAAATAAATCCTTTGTTTTTTGAATTAAGGACTTCCGTTGTTCAGTAACATCATAATCCCATTTAACTGGGATACCTGTGAAATGATCAGCTGCTTGATCAACAATGGTGTTGTATAAGCCAGCGTGAAGTTTATTATTCACTTTTATAATTTTTGTGTTTGGTTTTGGTCTGCTATCAATCTCATTTTCTTCACTTGTATAAGCTTTGTATTTACGCTCTCTGTCATCAAAAAATGGCTTCATCTCTGTTATAAAGTCATTTGGATCAAATAGCTCTTCGTTTATTTGCGTAGAATATTTCGTTCGTAATCTTTTATATCGACTCAATGTTAAATCACTTTGAAACAATCATTCCACCTCCTAAAATTTAATGAAACTTACGTTATTTTTCTCCATGTCTTCGCTAAAAGCGTATCTTGTTGCATCGATTGTATGGTTATCTTTATCCTCAAGCCTTGGCTTAGGATTGCCATCTTTATCCGTCTGATAATCAATACTTTCAAACTCTTTGGCTATATTTGGAGTTCTTAGTGGGTCGATACAAATAAAATCCAAATCATCCAACCATTCCTCGCCATACTGCACAGAGTCGGGGCCTTTTTTAACCCCAAATACGTGGCTCATTCCGTGTTCATTGTTCAATTCTGCTATGGATTTAGGTTCTGCTGAATCCGATGCAACACGATCAGACTGATAACCTTTTGCTTTCGCCTTTTGGGCAAACTCACGATTACTGATTTTCACTCCATAGATTTCATCAACAGCATAGATGCCATTCTTTTTCTTATCGTAGTGCCATCGTACGAATGCTAATGGATCAGTAGCATAACCGAAGTCAAGACCGTTTCTGATATTATCAAAGTTAGCAACCATTTCATCAGTTATACAGCCTTTCTCCACTTTTAAGTTACTGAATGGAACAACTCCAGAACCGATTGCTTCACCATCGTATTCCCATCTAGCACGCAAAGGATTTCTATCTCTTGCCGCCTCCACTTCTTTCAAGAATTCTCTCGAAATAAAAGGATTATCTTTATAAGTAGAGTGATGAACAAATGTATTCTCAGGTTGGAAACTAGATTCATATTTTTTGTTCACCCAAGATTGTCGACGTTTTGGCGGGTTGTAGCTGAAAAAGAATTTATAAAAAAGACCATTTCCTAATTCACCACGTAAAAGTGAATTGGTAATGGTCGTTACTTCATCTTCAGTTTTAAACTCGCCTAACTCCTCAATCCAGCCAATCGCAAACGGGAACCGACTATCTTTTAAAGACTTGATTCTTTCAGGATTTTGGGCACCTCTGAAAATCATATAATTACCACGAGGTATGTATGTGATTCTCAACGGCGATTTATTAAATTTAAATAGATGCGTTACCCCTTGCTGTTCAATCGCCCACTTCATTTGCTCGTAGATTGATTGTTCTAATGTATTATCAACATATCGAATGCCAACCGCATTGACAGCATACCTCATAAGTAATTGAGTAATAATATGTGCGATATCTGATGATTTACCAGAACCACGTCCACCCTTACAAACAATATTGAGTATGTCTGAGTTAAGAGTGGCTCTCCATACCGAATGAAATTTTTTCGGTAATAATTCTGATAGTTTTTTCTTAACCATCATCATCACCGATATCATCAACAAATACTGGCATTTCAGTAACTTCTATTTGTTGCTTGTCTGTGAACAGCGCATGACGTTTACCAAGTAATTCCGCTGCTTTAGTCCTCTCCTCCGTGCTAGGAGTATATTCATAGCTTTTCTGATGCGTAAATATTTCCCCTTCATCATTAGTTGTTTCGGTATTATAAACACCTTTCATTTTTTCACCACGCATGGTGCTAGTGAGATACTCTAGGACTTCTTGTGCATCTGCAACTCTTTCGTTCTGCATCTTTTCTAGCTGTTCATCAATATATCGCTTCACGTTAGCATCTGTTAGCAGTCTACTTGCATTCACTCTTGCTGTGGTGTCTTTTTTTATGTTTGGATATGCGACTTTATACGCTCTAGTGCCATTCATATCAATTAGCCATTCATCAGCAAAAACTTGATGTTTTGGATTCTTTATCATGTTATTCACCTTCTTTCTAAACAAAATAAAAAGACTCCTTTCGAAGTCTTAATTCAAGATTTATTTATATATTCCAAACCTTTTTCTGTTAAAGCACAACCTGCTAAGCTAATGTAATCATCCGATGCTCTTACAGGTTCCGTAATATATCCATCATAATATAACTTAGAAATAATAGAACAATAATTATCTGTATCTATACCCAAAACTTCTTTTGACGTATTTTCTCCATTTTGAATTCTCTTTAATAGCACCTTATCCAAGGTTATCACCTCCTACATTTAATGATTATACAATTTAAATTCGATTTTGTGGGAGGTGTTTAGCCATTAAAAATATAAATCATATGATAAGCAACGATAATTTTATTTTCCTTCTTTAGCTTTATCCCATTCTATTTTTAAATATACA